CAGCACTTACTCCTCCTCCTATTGCTGCTCCTCCTAGACCTACAGTTGCAAGACCAGCTATTGCAAGATCTGGAGCTACACCTAGACCAACAGATGCAACACCAGCTCTACCTATTTCTTCAGCGGTAGATTTTATAATATTTGCACCTAAGTCAGATGTTTTCTTAAATGCCTCTGCAAATCCTTCTCCAGTTTTAGCTGCTGATGCAATAGCATTCACTGCATCTACAGCTCCTGTCTTAGTATTTGGATCAGTTAGTCCAGCCATTAACCCAACTCCAATTGCTCCTAAATTTTCTTCTTTGTATCTTTGTTGATAACCTGCTTGTAAACCAGAAGGCATTGGAAGTACTATAGATTGTTTAATGCTTGTTTGTTCTGCAGATCTAGCTTGTTTACTACCAGCTGCAAAAAATCTTTTTTCAAATGCACCTATTTTTAAATAGTGATCAGTAGTTTCAATATTACTTGGATAAACTACAGTTCCAAAAGTATTTGGATCATTTAATTTTTTCAATGGACCAGAATCAGCAGGTTGTGCTGGTGCTGCTCCTCCTCTAGGAACATGAAAAGCGTTTACAGGTCCTCTTGGATTTGTTGCTACTGGTGGTGCCATTTTTTCTTGACTTTCCTACATAAAAGTTATAAAATACAGTATGATCTTCTCAAAATACAAAGGATTATTTAAACCTAAGAACCCTAAAAAATATAAAGGCGATCCTACTAATATTATTTATCGAAGTTCTTGGGAAAAACAGATGATGATTTATTTTGATAATAATGAACACATTATTGAATGGCAAAGTGAAGAATTTTTTATACCATACAAACATCCTATTGATGGTAAGTATCATAGGTATTATCCCGACTTTTTAGCTAAGGTTAAGACTAAAGATGGTGGGTTTAAAACTAAGTTAGTTGAAGTTAAGCCATATAAACAAGTTCAAGAACCTAAAGTACAGAATAGAAAGACTAAAAGGTATATTAATGAAGTTAAGACATTTGCAATAAATACTTATAAGTGGAAAGCTGCCAGAGAATTCTGTGAAGATAGGGACTGGGAGTTTGTAATAATAACAGAAAAAGAATTAGGTTTAATAAGTTGGTAGCATACATTTATCAAAAGCTATTGGATGAAGGAGTTAGAGCTGGTCAAACTCCTGCAAAGACCAGAAGTGCAAGAAATTGGTTTAGAAATCTTGCTAGACAAACAACAGGTGTCCAACCAAACTCTATTTTAAAAACAGCTCCAAAAGTTCAACTAACAAGAGTACCTCAAGTTGGTTTTATGTATCATTTTTTTTATGATCCAAAGTTAAAAGAAGAGTTACCATATTATGATAGGTTTCCTTTAATATTTCCATTTAAAAGAGGCTTTACTAGACAAAGAGCCATACAAGAAGGATCCTTTTTAGGAATTAACCTTCATTACTTACCACCTCAACTAAGAGCTAGATTAATGGACGCTTTATATACAATTTCAATAGATAAAAAATTTGATGAAAACACACGTATAAGAATCAGCTATGAGATACTAAATAAAGCTAGCAAGTTTAGATTTTTTAAACCTTGTGTAAAGAGGTATCTAGTTAACAGAGTTAGAAGTAGGTTTGTTAAGATCAATGCAGATCAATGGGATACAGCTTTATTTTTACCAACTGAAAGATTTGTTAAAAAAAGTAAAAGTTTTGTACATAGACAAAGTAGAGGAATGATACAGTAATGGCAGTAAATGAAGGAAAAGTAACTCCAAACGGAAGATCCAATCATACAGGAACAATCAATAAAACTGGTGTTGCTCCTTTATCTCATTTTATGATTAGTTTTTCTGCACCTAGTGCAGCTATGGGTAAGAATCTTGGTAATTTTATAGGAAAAACTTTTATGACTGAAAAAACAAAAAGATTTGTCCAATGGGAACAAGAAGGCAATACTAATTTAGCATTTAGATGTGAAAGAGTTTCATTACCTGGAAGAATTATTATATCATCTCCATTTAAAGAAGGCAATATTGGATTAGTGAGAGAATATCCTACTAATACAGTATATCAACCAGTTGATGCAACATTTTTAATGTCTAAAGATTATAGTGAGAAAATATTCTTTGAATTATGGCAAGATTTAATTGTTGGACATCATAGAACAAAAGGTGACAGTAATCCTGGAGAAAATACTAGAGATCTAAATTATTTAGATAATTATACTTCATCTATAACGATACATTGTATGAGTCCAGTAGGTGCAAGACAGTTTGAAGAAACGTATAGATGTACATTGAGAGAAGCATATCCAAGAACTATTCAAGATATACAAATGGATTGGTCTGCAAATGAATTTGTAAGATTAAATGTAGTATTTGATTACAAATATTTTGAAGATAGATCTGACAAAGAAATTACTTCAGGTGCTACAGAAGATCAAGGTAGTTTTTTTAATACAACAGGAATAGGAGCTGGACTAGCAGCTGTGGGAGGAAGATTAATGAATAATCTTCCAGCTGGTGCACAAAGGCGAATTGGTGGTGCAGTGGGTTCTATTGGAGCTGTCAGAAATGCTGCAGGTTCATTGAGTGGAGGAACGGCTGCGAGAGTAGCAAGTAAATTATTTTAATTATTTTATATTAAGGAGATATTATGCCATTACCGGAAATAGTAACACCGGAATTTCAAACAACTTTACCATCTACAGGAGAACAAATTTTCTTTAGACCGTTTCTAGTCAAAGAAGAAAAGATGCTTCTAATGGCTCAAGAGGGTAAAGATAAATCAGAGATAACTAATGCAGTTATAAAAATTCTTGATGCATGTATTAAGACACCTTTGGAGATTAGAGAATTACCTATATTTGATGTTGAATGGTTATTTTTACAACTAAGAGCTAAAAGTGTAAATGAAGTTATTGATCTTAATTTAAGACATAATGTTGAGGATTGTGAACATTTAAATAAAGTTCAATTACCCATTCAAGATATTAAAGTTGATACTGAAAAAGATCACACTAACATATTAATAATATCTGAAGAAACTGGTTTAGGAATGACTTTAAAGTATCCTTCTCTTTCTTTAACAGAAAAAATAGATGTCGATAGTCAGAACAATTCTGATATTTTTAAACTTATTACTATTTGTATTAAAAATATTTTTGATAAAGAAAATGTTTACAATGATTATACTAAAGAAGAATTAGATAAATTTATAGGTGATTTGCCTCAAGATTTTCTATCCAAATTTATGGACTTTTTTAGAACTATGCCTAGAGTTGGACATAAACTAGAATATGTGTGTGAAGGATGCGGTAAAACAGTTACACATAACTTATCTGGTTTAATGGATTTTTTTTTGTAAGTTTGAGTCATGATTCACTAGGTAATTACTATCAAACAAACTTTGCTATGATGCAACATCATAAATATAGTTTAAGGGATCTAGAAAATATGATCCCATTTGAGAGAAGTTTTTACGTGACCATGCTAATTGATTATATAGAGAAAGAAAATGAAAGAATTAAACAACAACAACAGGCAAGATAAATGGTAGCTCAATTTGCAGCACCAGGTATATTAACAGCTTTAAGAACTGCGTTAGGTGGTGCTGCTTCAGTTGGTAGAGCAGGTTTAGTTAGTGCTGGTACTATAGCTAGTAAATTGATACCAGGTAAAACTGAATTGCCAGAACAACAAACTATAACTACAACTGTTGAAAAAACTGATGATGAACAAGATAATGAAAAATTAATAAATGATGCTACAGAGGCAGTTGCAGAAACAAGAAGACTTAATCAAGAAGCTCAAAGTTCTTTAGAGCCAGGTTTAAATTTATTTCAACAAATTAAAGGTATTTTAGAAAGTATCAAAGAAGATACTTCAACGGTTATTAAAGAAATGAATGCTGATGAAGCTAGAGAGATAAAGGCAATAGAAAAAGCAGAATCATTAAAGGTTGAAAAAGATACTGAAGCTGCTAGAAAACCTCTTTTTCAATCAGCCAAAGAAGTAACCAAAACAATTGTACAAGGAACCAAAAGTTTATTAGGAGGATTACTTAAAGGATTAATAGCTGCTTTGTTATTAGATTCTTTAGCAAAGGCTTTTACAGGTAAAGGAATATTAGAACTTGCTGAAGAATATATTTTTCAACCAATCAAAGATAAATTAAGTGAGAAAGTTACAGATATAGGAGAAAAAACAGGATTAAATCTTTTCTTTGGTGGTATAAAAGATTTCTTTGGTGGTCTAAAAAATATATTGAATCCAACTGATAATGTTACTTTCATAGAAGGTGTTGAAAAAATGAATACAGGAATAGCTAAGTTTTTTGACTCTTTACTTAATCCAATCACTCAATTCTTTGGACAAAAAGACTTATTACAAGAAGGAATGGAAAAACTAAGACAGTTTGAGTCTTATATTATGTCACCACAATTTGGAGAAGATCTTGATAATATTGGAACTGATATAGTTAATACATTTAAAAAGTTAGGTACAGATTTAAAAAATGCTTTTAGTGATCCTGCTACTATGTTTCCAAGTCTTAAATCACAAGAGAGAAGAATTAATGAACTTAAAGGTTCAGGCTTTACAACACCAGCACGACAAAAAATAATAAATGAATTAGTTAAAGAAGGTGAGATTAAAAAGAAAGGTTTTACAACAAAATATAATGAACTTGAGCCTCAAGAAAAAGTACTTGTAGATAAGTTAGTTGAAGAAGAAAGAGATAAAGCACTTTTAGAAGTAGATCCAAAATTTGATATTAAAAAATTTAGAGAAAAAGAAAAGTTAATGAATGATCTATATGAAAACTCTGACTTAAATCCAGATTTACCACAAGGACAGGAGAAAGAAAAAAGTGCAATAATTACAGATGGTCCAACAGAAGATGAAACAGAAGATGAGGATAAAGATATACCTAGAATTAGAATTTCACCAACTCCAGAAGATTTTCAAGTCCCAGAAGCTGTACCAGAAAAAGATGCAGACAAAATATCTATGGGTGCTAATATGAGAAACTATGCAATGGATCCTAAACCAATAGCTATGATGGCAGTTACAAGAAATTCACCAACTAGTGTTAACAACAATAATAGCTCTACAGTAGTTAGCAATACCACTAATGTTAAGAAAGGTGGAGGTGGCGGTTCTATAGGAACAAGAAACGCCGACACTTCACTTTATTCAGGTTTAACACCTGCCTTTATGCAGGGTGTTAGAGGTTAGTCTTT